TAGGTAGAAGAGGAGGCTCACTCCACGTTGGCACCGAACAAACCGCGTTCGATGAACTTCACTGCTTCATCATCCACAGTGTTATCAGATTGTTCTGCCAGTTTCTTCAGAAGATCAACGACAAGACGTTTGACCTTTTCAGAATTGAGAAATGAAAAAAGGATTGGACGGATAAGGGTGATCATTGTGCTTTAGCTTGTGTAAGGTATTCTTGGATCCGGTCGTTAGTAATGACACCTTCAGTAGACATATAAGTTTCTACTTCCTCTAAAGTCATCTCTTGGATAGCTTCAAAGTTCTCAAGATTTTCATCACCAAGTTGATGCTTGAGAATCAAAAAAGGATCAGTCATGTTAAATGGTGAGCGTGCTTGTCATTTTCATTGGTGTCCAGTAACCCTGAGTACCGTAAGAACCCTCGAAATAGATATAGTCCTTGTTTGGATCTCCATCAGCGGCTGAGCTGGGACCAGTCCCCCAAGTAGCTGTACCACCGCCAGTGTCATAACTCCACTGACCATTGACAGCATTGCCTAGTGTGTAAGTTGTACTCGCGTAAGCAGAGCCAGTAGAGGTTGTGTAGTTACCTGGAAAATGCCGCCAAAGATTTCGACCGGCTGCAGTGTCTCCTGAGAAATCATTAACTGTACCTGTACCATCTACCCATTTAATTTCGTCTAGAGCAGCATCTTGCTGTGTACCGGGTCCACGAAGAATAGTAAAAACAAACTTACCTTGCTCTCCCGCACGACCGCTCATATCAATGGTTTTTGTAAGCCAAGGATCTGTAGAAGAGGTATGTGTTTGACTACTTGTATACCAAAACGCATTAAGTTGGGTTGATGGGTAAGTTCTAAACCAATAGAGGTAAAGACCAGCAAATGCTGATCCATAAATATGGTATTTAAAAGTAAAGGTACGGGCAGGTAGACTTAGACCGCCGCCAACCCCGCCAGCAGCGGCTGGACGCCGCCGCCGACCCGGCTGGGTTACTGAAAGAGCTGTTGAACCAAGTCTCATCAGCCAAGCTCCGTTACTTCAAGGACGCCGTCAGTCGTTGCGTCCCGAATAACGGCAATGTTTGCACCATTAGTAATGGCAAAATCAAGGCGCTCACCATCTGCGATGAAGTGAGAGGCTGTAGCACTGGCAGTCTGTGTACCTTGACCAATGGCAAAGCGGATGTCAGCACCTACAGCACGCATAGAAATACGGAAGACACCGGGAGTAAGAGCAAAGCTTGACGAAGATGCACCAGCAGTAAGTTGATGTGCAATCCCAGGGAAGCCAAGGATTTCTACGTTTTGAGTTTTAGATAGCGACATATTTAAACAGGTTTGACAGGTACAGTTGCGTTAGCGAGATCAGTTTCGACGGCTGGCCAGTTACGAAGTTGGATTCGGTAAGCAAGGATGGCGTTCTTAACTAATTCAAAAGGCGGATCTAAAGGAAAATCCGGCATAAACCAAAGATCAGATTCAGCAAGCAAGGTGTTGCGGTAAGCACGCAACTCATCAATATTAGAAAAATTCATAGCTAAAATCAGGGGGTATAAGTAGTAACATCAACATTGAGTTCATAAACTCGAATATGGTTATATCGACCATTTTTCTCCATATCAACCTGCACAATAAACTTGGGCGCTGTAGACGTGTTGGTCTCATAGATCGGGAACCAAGAACTGTTATATGAAAGTGCGTTAGTAATTGATTTTGTATCACCCAAACTAAATTGCGTGATAGAATTAGGCTGGTTAGTAGAGGTAAACTCCCAAAGTTCAGCCGTACCGCTATGTGCCATAGTAGTAGTCGACATCTGCCAATGGAAGTCAAGATATCTATTATTACCTACACCAATAGTATGCTGGTTGTAATTACTTCTACCATGCATATTCTCATTAAGATCTGGATTACCATCTATCAAGGAAGTTGGTGAGTCGCTTGAATCAAGTGTGCCAGCTCTTTGGTCTTGAAGCCAGACGGATTTACCAGTAGAGCTGTGACCTTGGTAGAGTGCGCCAAAGGATGAAGTAAATCCATCACCTGTAGTACCGTTATCGTTATAGGTTTGCGTTGAACCACGAAGAATGTTAATTCCGTAGTCCGGATTACCAAAGGTAGTACCCGTAATTGAATTGGGTTCACCAGTCGTTACAGTTTGATCAGGCTGGTAAATACAGTTGAATTGTGAGTGAGCAGAAGAATATGATCCGTTCGAGGACCAGTTACCAATTGTATGAGATGATGCATCAACTGAATGGACTCTGAAACCGGCATAACTGCCAGTGTAACCTGTACTCAAAAAGGTTTGTGTTGAACCCGACTGTGGAAGGGTGGCGCAAAATGTGCCATTAAACCCATGATCACCGCCAGTATTAGAGAAAGTACTAGATGCGAGTCCAGTGGTATCAATCTGACCATAAGTAACACCAAATGTATTTGTAGACGTTCCGGGATAGATATTATTCCCTGCACTCCAATACCTACCATGGATAGGTTCATAAATCCAATATGTAGTACTTACTCCACCATAAGTGGGATTATTCCAAAGATTTTGTTTACCAGTTGAATACATGGTAATAGCGCCAGTCGAACGATTGACACTAAAAGACCAGCAATCTGATCCAGTAGTACCACCAGTACCACTACCAGTATAGTACTGAGAGATAGCAGCAAAAGTATCACGTGCCTTCAGATTTCCACTAGGACATTGAGCCGGAATAACCGTTTTAAGATATTGATTTCTTATAGCGTTATCGCCCCAATCGATTGTTGCAGTAGCGACAGGAGTACCGTTGTTAGCAAAAAGCTGAGGCAAAGAACTACCGCCACTACCACCAGCACTGAACCCTGCGAGAGATGAAAGATTAGTCATTTATTTAATAAAAAAAAGAAATTTGATTATTTAACAAGCCAACCAGTGGTGGCATTCCCGCTATAGATCAGAGTAATAACAGCGTGATTAACATTAGCGATGAGATCGTTGTGCACACCAACGATAGGTGAGCCAGATCTTACAATAGTCAGGTTATTGGTTGCAAAAGATCCATTTCGATCAGCAACCTGAATAGTATCTCCAGTAGAAGGTCCATTTGGAAGATTCAAGTTAAACGCAGCAGAACTGGTATCAGCAAGATATTTACCACCAGCGACAGCATTAGTGGTAGCACTGATATTAGTCCAGCTAGCAGCAGAACCAATAATCTCTGCCACAACAAAAGCAGTAGTAGCAAGCTGAGTGGTGTTCGTACCAACTGCAGCAGTAGGTGCGGCAGGTGTGCCAGTAAAGGTAGGGCTGTTAAGAGGGGCAACCGAACCTGCACCAGCAAGATTTTGTACCAGTACGTCTACATCAGTACCAGCATTGTCATAAGTAATTGTGTCGACTTTAAGTTTTCCGTATGCCATGATTAGTAAATAACAGAGAGAAGTGAATTAGAACCAATAGAAATAGTGACTGACGGTCCGATAGATACAGTTGGACCCATCAGAGCTGCATTGATATTTGAAGCAATATCTTTGTCAGTTGTAAGTGTTTGGGGAGTTTCGATAAAAGATGTCTCTGTTTGATATCTATTATCTGGGTCAGACGGAAAGTACTGATTGAACTGCCAACTGCCAGCAGAAGCAGAGTATTCAATACGGAAGGTAAGACCAGGATCACCCACAATTCCTGCAGGGATACCAGTCACAATTGCATTGATACCAGTCGAATCAACTACTTCATATCGATCTAGATCATTCGGACTGCTAGGCAGTGACGAAATGTTTGAAACAGGCTGATATGGCAATGCACTAGCCACAGCATTAGATGCTGCGTTAGCAGTAGCTGTAGCAGCATTAGCAATAGTTACAGCGTTGTTTGCGGTAGTAGTAGCAGTGTTTGCAGTAGCAATAGTGCTATTAGCTGTGGTAACAGCGCCATTGGCTGTAGTAACAGCACTATTAGCAGTAGTGATTGCAGTAGCAGCATCAGTAGCTGCTTGGTTAGCTGTATTGGTAGCAGAGTTAGCGGTGGTTAGAGCAGTCGAAGCATTCGTATTAGCAGTCTGAAGGTCAATATCAAACTCCTGAACAGCGAAATTACTTTGGTTAAAGTTACTGTTCAGGTCTTCTGCTTTGATAGCCGAACCTGGGAAGAAGGTAGCCTTTAGGGCGTCAATATCCGTATCCCGAAAGATACGAATAGCAACGCCGTTAGCAGGCGCAGTGGTGAAGCTAAGGGTGGTAGCGTTGGCAAATGTGAATGCAGTTGTAGCAGTTCCGTCAAGAGTGGCTTTAACGTCGCTTTGATTTAGATATTCAAATGTAAATGAATAGTTCGTTGTCGAACCATCCCCTGAGTATGTGTTTTGTGTAATTGCCATTACGCAGGATTACCTGTATTGAGAGAACTGTTTAATCTTGTCTTGTTTAGAGAGTTGTTGTTTACGTTGTTGTGCAAGACCAAAGGCACCTTCGATGTCACCAGCCTTCATTGCTTCGTCAACAGCTTGCTGGGTGTAGATACCTGCAGCGAGGTCGGCGTAGCGAGAAT